CTGAATTTACATTCATGGCTGATCCGCCATTTTCGTGTGTAAACGGGGTGTTTGCGGTGCTGCGTTGCTGTGCACGGTGTGGGCGACCTAGATACGACGAGGCACGGCACACTTGGTGCACGCTCTGCCGCCGCGACTACGCACGAGCGTGGCGGGCAGCTAACCCAGACAAGGTGGCAGCTGCCAATGCAGAGCGGCGTAAGGGCAGGCCGCAGCGCAAGCATCGGGCGGTCACCACTACAGCACCGCCCGGTAGCCCCGAGTATCAGCGCGCGTGGCGAGAGGTCAACCGCGATGTGAAACGCGGGTACGACCAAACGCGCCGCGCCCGCAAGAAGGGTGCCGACGCCGAGAGGTTTCTCGACTCCGAGATTTTCGAGCGCGACAGCTACACCTGCTACCTGTGCGGTGGGTCGGTTGATCCGGCGCTCCCGCTGTTCGACCCATGTAAGGCGGTGCTTGAGCACAAGACTCCGCTATCGCGCGGCGGCACACATAGCCGCGACAACGTGGCGGCAGCTTGCTGGACGTGTAACGCACGCAAGGGCAGCATGACTGAGGGCGAGTACCGAGAGGCGCTTCGAGCCGCCGACCGCTAGTCGAGAGGGGCGTGCCGCGATGTACCTACGCCTAGAGCTGTTTGGCCTCTTCCTAGAGGTCGGCGCGATGGACGTCGCCGAGGACACCGGGACGCCACAGTGGATGGTTCCGCGCCGGGGCCCGTGGACGCGCTCTCGGTGCCCGAGGTGCCCGACGAGCACGAGCTGCCTCTCGGGTTCCACCTGCGTGAGGCCGCGCTCGGCGATGAGGACGTGTGACCAATAGAGAGGGTGTGCCGATGGCTGCCAAGGTCGTAGACGCTGCCCGCGTGGCGGCGCGCGCCAAGTGGTTCAAGCGCGGATATATCGCGCTGACTGTCGGGCTGGCTGCCCTTGAGGCTGACGCCGTGTTCAACAAGACACCGGGTGACACGATCTCGGAGGATGCGCGCGCCGCGTTCCACACTGACTCTAGGGTCGGTCGCACGGTGTGGGTGGTGCTGTGGTCGCTGTTCTCCGGTCTGTTCATGGGCCACATCATGGGCACCACTGAGACGTTGTGGGGTAGCGCCCCGAAGGATTGAGAGGCGGTGACGCATGGGTGCCATTAGGGAGGCGGTTGACCGCAACGACCCCGAAGCCATGCTTACCGCGATGATTACCGCGCTGGCCGACGAGCTGGATAAGGGCGTGCCCGCACGCGAGCTGGCCTCGGTGACTAAGCGTCTGATGGAACTGCACAAGGAGCGGGAGTCGCTGCTGGCTGCCAAGGCGCAGGCTGCGGCTGAGCGGTCTGGTGCGGAAGCTGAGGACTTTTGACCGGCGGCGAGCCGGTCCGTGTCAACTGCAAGCCCAGCCTTCTCCCGGAGGCGCGCCACGTCGTGCTGCCCGAGGGCGCGACTAAGACACTGGGTGGCCGGTTCATTGAGTCCGTTGGCAAGCTCGGGATTCAGTACGACAGCTGGCAGGCGGATCTGGTCCGGGCGATCTCGGCGCTGCGTGGTGGCACGTGGGCGGCGCGTACGTGCGTCCTGTCGATTCCCCGGCAGGTAGGCAAGACATTCCTGGTCGGTACGCTGGCGTTTGCTCGGTGTCGCGAGACTCCCGGCCTGACGGTTGTGTGGACGGCGCACCGCTTCAAGGTGGCGCGCGAGACGTTCCAGTACCTGCGCGGGCTGGCGCTGCTGCCGGGCTCGGGGGTCAACTCCGAGGACGACATCACGACGGCTGCTGGTAACGAAACGATCCGGTTCTCTAACGGCTCTCGTATCGTGTTCGCGGCCCGTGAGCGGGGCGCTATCCGAGGCTTTTCCAAGGTCGGCCTGCTGGTGCTCGATGAGGCGCAGATCCTCTCCGACGCGGCACTGGGCGACCTGATGCCGACGATGAACCGGGCCGAGAATCCGCAGCTGATTCTGATGGGCACGCCTCCGCGTCCGCAGGACCCTGGCGAGGCGTTTACTCGGCTGCGTAACGCGGCACTGGAGGGCACCTCGCGCGGGATGTACGTCGAATTTTCGGCACCGCGCGGCGCTGACCCGCAGGACCGGAGGGCGTGGCGGGAGGCTAACCCATCGTACCCGCAGCACACGCCTGATGATGCTATCGCCGACCTGCAGGTGACGCTGCACGCCGACGATTTCCTGCGTGAGGCGTTGGGCATTTGGGATGACCCCGGCGCTGACTGGGTGATCCCGGCGGATGCCTGGAATGCCCGAGTGGATGTCCGTGAGCGTGATCGCCTGCTGCCGGTTGCCTACGGCCTGGACGTGTCCCCGAGCCGGTCTACTGCCGCTATCGCTGCGGCGTACCTGCTCGATGATGACACGTGGCGGGTCGAGGTCATCAAGACCGGTGTAGGCGCTGACTGGCTGGTTCCGTGGCTGTCGTCTCCAGAGCGCAAGGTCGCTCCACTGGTGACGGTTATCGATACTGGCGGGCCTGCTGGCTCGCTGGTGCAGCCGCTGGTCTCGGCTCGGGTTCGTCCGTTGCTCAAGGCGACGGCTGCTGACATGAAAGCCGCGTGTGGCCTGTTCTATGACGGCATCATGTCTGGGTCCTTGACCCATTTAGGAGACCCGTTGCTGACGTCTGCGCTGGCTGGTGCCTCTCGCCGTCAACTGCTCGACTCGTGGGCGTGGTCCCGTAAGGACTCCAACGCCGATATAACCCCGCTCGTCGCGGCTACTCTCGCCGTGTACGGGCTGTCTGCTAAGCGTCGTCGTGCTGAGCGTGCGACTGAACAACGGTCTGGATTGGTGGTGCTCCGGTAGTGATCACACTCCCCATTGGGCTTGACCTGCCCGGACTCTCACCATCCGAGATCGAAGAGGTTAATCTGCTGTGGACGCAGTTCAATGCGCGGCTGCCGCGTAACATGCTGCGCGAGCGGTATTACGACTCGCACAACCTCTTTCGTAACCTCGGCATTGCGGTGCCGCGCGAGTTTGAACGCATCGAGTGGGTGCTCGGCTGGCCTGCTAAGGCGGTCGATAAGCTCGCGGCGCGCGTCCGCCATCAGGGGTTTGTCTTGCCTGGTCAGGCGACACTCAGCGGCATTGACGAGATTTGGTCTGACAACAAGATGGACCTAGGCCTGCGTCAAGCCGTCACGTCGGCCCTGATTCACTCGTGTGCATTCCTGGCGGCTACTGCCGGTGACCCCGAACGGGGCGAGCCGGAAGTGCTGCTAAGCGTCGGGTCGGCGCTGAACAGTACCGGCATTTGGGACGCGCGGTTGCGCGCTCTGCGGTCGGCCCTGTTTGTGACGAGCACGGATGCCTTCGGCGCGGCACTTGAGGTCGCGGTGTTCTTTCCGTACGCGACGGTGCGGATGTGGCGGGCGGCCCGTGACACTGCGTGGCTGTCGTGGCGGATTGACAACCCGACTGGCCGTGTGCCGGTTGAGCCGTTGGTCTATAAGCCGCGCATTGAGCGCCCGTTTGGGTACTCGCGTATCAGTCGCCCAGTGATGAGCATCACCGATAACGCACTGCGTACGGTGGCGCGTGGCGAGCTTGCGGCTGAGTTTTTCAGCGCTCCGCAGCGGTACATCATGGGTGCGGACGAGTCGATGTTTAAGGACAAGGACGGTAACACGATCTCCCAGTGGGAGGCGTTTATCGGACGGATCTTTGCAGCACCGATGTACGAGGATGCAGACGGTGCGTCGCATATGCCGGTTCCGGGCACGTGGGCTGCGTCCGACCCTAACCAGATGCAGGCGCTGCTGCGCGGGTACGCACAGCAGTTCGCCGGAGAGACCGATATCCCGGTGTCGTCGCTGGGCGTCTCGCAAGAGTCTAACCCGGCGAGCGCGGACGCTATCAACGCGTCGCGCGAAGACTTGGTGTATCTGGCCGAGGACATGTGCGATACGGCTAGCTCGGCTATCGACCGGTTGATGGTAACGGCGGTGATGCTCCGCGACGGGCGTCCAGACGTGCCGCGTAACTTGCGGAAGCTGCAAAGCATTTGGCGTGATCCGATGACGATCACGCGGGCTGCCGAGGCTGACGCCGGGCTGAAGCTGTTCACGGCTGCACCGTGGCTGGCTGAGACCAAGGTCGGGCTGCGCAAGCTCGGCCTGAGCCCTGACGAGATTGACGAGGCGCTTGCTGAGCGCTCCGCACCGCCTGCCCCTGCGCAGGCTCCTCAAGCCCCTGCTCCGGCGTCGCCGGATGCTGCCTCGACGGATGACGCGAGCGGTTTGCCCGCGTCCGCCTAATGCGCTTTCCGGCGCATGTCACACCGGCTGGAGAGCCGCACGGTACTCCGCCAAATTTCCTGCATAGGAGTCAAGTTAATGCCTGACGAAACCACTACACCTGCTGCCCCTGAGACTGCTGCCCCTGAGGTTGCTCCTGCTGCTGTGGCTGCACAGCCTGCGCAGACGGAGACCGACTGGAAGGCTGAGGCTCGGAAGTGGGAAGAGCGCGCTAAGGCCAACAAGGCGGCTGCCGACGAGCTGGCCGCGTTCAAGGCGTCTGCTGAAACTGAGAAGCAGACCCTTGAGCAGAAGCTTGCCGAGATCGGTAAGGCCGCTGCTGATAGGGCCGCCGAGGCTGCCCGCTACAAGGTGGCGGCAACTAAGGGCGTTCCGGCTGAACTGCTCCCTGAGAACGGCGACGAGGAATCCCTCGCCGCGTTCGCTGACAGGGTGCTGGCGTTCCGTGGTGAACAGCGCCACGTCGTTCCAGGCGTCGGCAATACTCCGCCGAAGCCCCCGACTGCACAAGAGCAGGCGCGGGCCGCAGAGGCTGCTGGCGACTTCAAGTCGTCCCTTGCCGCCAAGACCGGCCTGCTCGCTGAGCTGGCGCAGGGTCAGGCACAGTAACCGGCCCTTCAGGGCACTTCAACTTTAGACATTAAGGAACACATTCATGGCTGGAATTACCGGACAGGGCACTACCTACAACCTGCCCAACTTCGTCGGTGAGCTTTTCGGAGTCTCGACCGAAGACACCCCGCTGCTGTCCGCCATCGGCGGCCTGACCGGCGGCAAGAGCGCCAACGGCTCTACGCTGTTCACCTGGCAGACCTACGACCTGCGCGATGCTGACGCTGGCCGTCAGCGCGTCGAAGGTGCTGATGCCCCGGGTGCTGAAGAGCGTACCCGTGGCAACGACTTCAACGTCCTTGAGATCCATCAGGAAGCGGCTGAGGTCAGCTACACCAAGCAGGCTGCTACCAACAACGTTCAGGCTACCAACGTTCTCGGCTCGCAGCCGGTTCGCGACGAGCTGGCGTGGCAGATCCAGCAGGCGCTCAAGCAGGTCGCGCGGGACGTCGAGCTTGGTTTCATCACCGGCGCTCGCACCCTGCCGACCACGAACGCTACCGCCCGCAAGACCGGCGGTCTGATCGAGGCCATCACGCGCGGCGTTACCGTCAACGGCACCGCCAAGGCCAACGTCGTTGAGACCGCGGGTGACATCACCGCAGAGCACGTTCTGGATGCCATGCAAGATGCGTGGGACAACGGCGGACTGTCCGAGGGCGAGACCCGCACGCTGATCACCAACAGCACCCTCAAGCGGCAGCTTACCAAGCTATTCGTTACGGACCGCAACTACCAAGAGGCGACCCGTAACGTCGGCGGCGTGAACCTGCAGACCATCGAGACCGATTTCGGCTTGCTGAACATCATGCTCGATCGGTACATGCCTGTTGACACCCTGGCGATTGTTTCGTTGGGCGAGCTGTCCCCGGTGTTCTTGGACATCCCGGGCAAGGGGCACTTCTTCGCTGAGCCGCTGGCCAAGGTTGGCGCTAGCGACAAGGTGCAGCTGTACGGCGAGATCGGCCTTGAGTACGGCAACGCACTGCATCACGCGCTGGTCAAGGTCACCGCTTCCTAGCGGCAACTGAGCTAACCGCCGATAGGCGCGTCGGGCCTCCGGACCCGGCGCGCCTTTTGCGTGCCTTAGGAGGGCTGCATGCCTGTTTTCTTGACACCTGAGGACCTGGCCCCGTTCGCAGTTATCGCGGAGGATAAAGCGGAGGCGATGATCGCTGATGCTACTGCGCAGGCTGTGATCGTTGCGCCATGCCTCAAGGAGGCTACTGACGCCGTCGTATTGGCGGCGGTGAAAGCGGTACTCCGTGCCGCTGTCCTGCGGTGGCAAGAGGCAGGCAGTGGCGCGCTGGTCACTAAGCAGCGTACTGCGGGGCCGTTCAGTGAGCAGGACACCTACGACAACCGGCCGCGCCGTGCGGGCCTCTTCTGGCCCGATGAGATCGAGACCCTGCAGGGGCTGTGTGATAGCGACTCCCGCAAGGCGTTCCATATCGACACGCTGCCCCCGGATGTGGTTGCCCGATTGGAGGCGTGGCGATGAGTGCGCCCTCTGACGACGAAAAGGCGATGGCACAGGCAGCCTTCCCTAACGGCGAGACTCTGACGGTGCTGAAAGCTGGCACCAAGACCGACCCGTTTAGCGGCGAGCAGGTTCCTGACCCGGCGAACCCGGTGGAGCTTGACTACCCGTTCTGTGCTGTCGGCATGGGTCCGGGCGGTGAGACCTGGCTAGCCGGTCGTGACATGACTCAGGTTGCTCTGACGGTCTACATGCCGTACGAGTCTGTCGATGCTTTGAGCACCGACCGTGCTCGGGTGCGTGGGGTTGAGTACGAGGTGTACGGCGACCCGTTCACCTGGCGCTCTCCGTTTGATGCTGCCGGTCCTGGCGGCATTGAGCTGGCGTTGCGGGTGGTGCAGGGCTAATGGCTACCCGCGCAAAGGTCACGCTGAACCACAAGAACATCGGCAAGGTGCTCACTAGTGAGGCTACCTATCGGGCTCTGGAGGGCGTCGGGGAGAAGATCCTCCCCAACGTGAAAGAGGCCGCTCCGGTAGTTACTGGAGCGTACAGGGACTCGCTGCACCTGGAGCGGGCTCTGACTGACCGTGCAGTGGTGCGGGTGGTGGCCGACGTCGATTACGGGCTGGCTGTCGAGGCGCATGACGCTCCGATGGCCGTCGGGTTGCTGAGGTCGCGCAATGCCTGACCTCATCCTGCGGTCCGCCGTGGTGCTGGAGCTTTGCGAGTTTCTACGCGCTGAGCTGCCTGCCCGGCCAGAACCGTACGCACAGTCGGTGACTGTGGCCCGAGTGGTCCCTAACCCGCGCCCGGCGCGGCTAGTCCAGTTCACCAACCGGGGCGGCTACAAGGTAAATGCGGCGTTCGCTACGTCGGTTATCGACGTGAACATGTGGGCGTCTCTCGGCGACGAGATGGAAGCTGACAACTTGGCGGCGCTTGTCGTGGCCCTGCTTGAGCTTGTAGACACTGCCGTGATTGTGGACGTGGAAGTCACCACGTACCCACAAGACATTGCCCCGGACAACGGCCAGCCTAGGCGGTTTGCCCGGCTCTCTGTGACGCATCGGGCGCTGCCTGCTGCTGCAGACACAAATCAGTAAAGGACTCTATACATGGGTGCAAACAACACTGCGCAGGTTCTTTCGGGTCGCCCGAAGGTTACCGGCGCTATCACCTCCTTTGAAATCGGCGCGGAGATCCCGGCCGACGCGACTACGGTGCTGCCTACCGGTGGCGCTTCGCTGGGCTACGTCTCTGAGGACGGCCTGACCAACAGCTACACCCGCGACTCTGAGCAGATCCGCGAGTGGGGTGGCAAGATTGTCCGCGTTCTGCAGACCGATGTCACCGACACCTGGACGTTGGCGTTTATCCAGTCCGGCGACGCGGACGTGCTGTCCGAGGTCTTCGGCGCAGGCAACGTGGTTGTTACTCCGGCCAGCGGCTCTAAGGGTGAGCTGATCACGGTTTCGCGTAACGGCGACCCGCTGCCGCCCAAGTGCTACGTGTTCGACATGTTCGACGCTGGCAAGTCGCGCCGGGTGAAGTTGGGCAACGCTCAGATCACCGCCACGGACGACATCGCGTACCAACGCGGCGCGGCCATTCAGTACTCGGTGACCATCACCGCGTACCCGGATGAGAACGGTGCTAGCTCGGTCGAGTACATCGAAGATCCGGCCCCGGCTGCTGGCTAATCCCCAGCGCCTTTGATCTAAACGGGCAGGGCACGGTTCCTGGTGGTCGCCGTGCCCTGCCTTATCAACGCCTCTGACCACCACACTTTACCCCGTTTCGGGGTGCTCGAAAGGACCACCAACCTATGTTTAGCTACACCTTCAAAGATGGCGCTACCGTCTCCGTTCCTGAGCTTGAGCTGTCGAGCAAGGAGATGCGCAAGCTGCGCTCGCTGTCGGAGCTTGATATCGCCTACAACCTGCTGGAGAGCAAGCTCTCCGAAGAGGAGCTGGCGCTCGTAGAGAGCTACGAGGTTGTGCCCGTGGATGACCCGGAGGCCGAGGCGGCTGAGCCGGTCTCTGTTGACCGTGAGTTCACTGAGGTTATGGGCTTCTTCAACGAGTGGTTTGCCGGGGCGGTCTCGGGAAAATAAGCCCGCAGCTGCTCCCTGACGTGATGTCGCTGTGTGCGTTCATCGATGAGCACGAGCACGCGGTCAGGCGCGACCTGCTTGAGTGTGGGTGGCGTCTGAACCGCGTGGGCCTGAGCGACGGCATGTCATGGCTCGACCTGGTCGCGTTTGTGCGTGAGGCACCGCAGGGGTCGGCTATCTTCAGGGCATCATTGGATAACCCTGATGACGCGCCGTGGACTACAGAGGCGCAGCTGCTGGCGGATGTCGCGGATTCGCTGCACGTGATCGTGTGGCAGAACTCTGGCGGCAGCCGCGCGGATAAGCCCAAGCCGCTTGAGCGGCCCGGGTTCAGACCTGAGGTAAAGGTCATCAAGGGCGACGCTATGAGCATTGACGAGATTGCTGCTCGTCTCGGTGTCGCTCCGTTGTTCTGACGGTGGGCGGGTGCCCCGTGTGACTGCGCGCTAGGCGGCGGTCCGGGGCGCTCGCTTGCTTGTCTACCCTGAAAGGTGCCCGCATGGCTGAAAATAGCGGCGTCGAGGTCTCCAAGGCGGTCTTGTCGATTATCCCGGTAATGGGGTCTATCGGTAAGTCCGTTGACACCGAGCTGCGTAAGTCCACTGGCACTGTCGCCAAGGCGGGCAGCAGTATCGGCCTTTCGCTTGGCAAGGCGATCACGTCTGGAGCATCTAAGGGTGCGGAGGACCTTAAGGATCTTGAGCGCCAGATAGAGGCGCAGGCTAACCGTACCGCCAAGGCTGTGGCGGCGGCAAAGCAGAAGCAAGAGGACGCCGCCCGCAAGGCTGCTATAGCTGAGAAGCAGTACAGCGAGGCGGTGGCTAAGTCGGGCAAGGATTCGGCCCGAGCGCTGGCTGCAGAGGATCGTATGATCCGCGCCAAGCGCGACGCGGCATCGGCCACCACGTCGCTCACCCGCGCCACTAAGGTGCAGGAGGCTGAGCAGGCTGACGCGACTAAGAAGCTGGACTCGGCGGCTAAGTCGTACAAGTCGTTCGGCTCCCGTATCAAGTCGGGGCTAGCTAGCGGCGCGGCGGCTATCAAGAGTTTCGGACACAACGCCGATAACGCCGCAAGCAAGGCAGGCAAGGACGCAGGCCACAGCTTCGGCGGCGGGTTCAAGGACACCGTAAAGGGCGTCTTCACCGGCGGGGCGTTGCTGGGTGTTGCTTCTAGCGTCGGCAACGCACTCACTGGCCAGGTCAGTCAGGCTATCACGCAGAGTGATGCAACGGACAAGTTCAAGGCAACGCTAAAGTTTGCTGGGCAGAGCACCAAGCAAATTGGCAAGCTCACCAAGTCCGCGCAAGCATATGCGGATAAGACCGTTTACAACCTGGACGATATCCAAAGTGCTACGGCTCAGCTGACGGCTAATGGCATCAAGAACGCTGACGGCCTAGTCAAGTCGCTCGGAAACCTTAACGCGGTTGCAGGCGGTAATGCTGACACATTCAAGTCTGTTGCCATGGTCGAGACTCAGACCGCTGGCGCTGGAAAGCTGACTACTGAGAACTGGAATCAGCTAGCTAACGCAATCCCAGGCGCGAGCGGAATCCTGCAAAAGCAGATGAAAAAGAACGGCGCTTACGTCGGAAACTTCCGCGACGCGATGGCGCAGGGCAAGATCACGTCGGACGAGTTCAACAAGGCCATTCAGCAGACTGGCGGCACCAAGGCTGCTGCACGGGCTGCCACATCTACCAAGACCATTGAGGGTGCTTGGGGCAATTTGCAGGCGGGCATCACCGGCGGCCTTGCCAAGATCGTTACGGCCCTAAAGCCGTTCATCACGTTGGCTATCAACGGGCTATCGCAGGTCGTGTCGGTCGCGTCCACCTACGTAATGCCGGTAGTCAAGCGGCTCACGGACGGCCTATCGGGTAAGGGCGGTGGGCTAGGCTCGGCATTCAAGCAGATAAGTGCGGTGCTGCTGCCGGTAGCTTCGGCGCTGCTGAGCCTCGGTAAGCGACTGCTGCCGGTCATCATCAGCGCGGTCAAGATGTTTTATGCCCAAGTGCAGAAGAACATGCCCGCCATCAAGAAGCTGTTCCAGCAGGTTGCCCCGGTAGTCAAGCAGCTCGGCGACACCATCCTGCCGATCGCCAAGGTGATTCTTCCGATCCTGGCTAAGGTATTCGGCACCACCCTCAAGGCGGTAATCGGCATCCTGTCCGGTGCAGTCAAGGTCATCTCAGGCATCCTGAACGTTCTGCACGGCGTGTTCACCGGCAACTCCAAGGAGATCAAGAAGGGCGTAACCCAGATCTTCTCGGGCATGGGCAAGATCCTGGTGTCCACCCTAAAGGGTGTCGTCGGGATTCTTGGCGACGTCTGGGGTGGCATCGCGCAGCTGTTCGCTAAGCCGGTCAACTGGGTCATTGACAACGTAATCAACAAGCTCATTGACGCGATCAACTGGGTAGCTGGCAAGCTCGGCCTGAGCATCAAGGTCAGCCACGTCTCCGAGATCAGCAACGGCAGCAAGTCGCACGGCGGCGGAGCTACCGGGTCTAGGTCCAACACTGGGCCGGTCCGGGCGTTCGCTGACGGTGGCCGCGTCAAGGCCAAGAGTGCGTACGAGTCGGGCGGCACTGACCGCATTGGCGCGATGCTTGACCGTGACGAGCACGTCACCAAGCGGAAGAGTGTTAAGTCGCTTGACAAGGCGCTGCCTGGCGGCCTGGACTACATCAACCGCACAGGCAAGTGGCCAGTCGGCCCGCTTGCTGAGACTGCCGGTGTCAACCAGCAGGCTAAGCCGGGTCCGGGTGTGCCGGTCGCGCTCAAGGCGGCGTTGCCGACCGACCTGGCCGAGGTGATCAAGCGCGGCCCGCAGAAGGGCGACAAGGGTGGGTACGGCGCGGTCAACCCGCTGTCGTACGCAACCTCGCAGCTCGGGCACTCCGGCTGGTACAACCGGTGTTTGGCGTTCGTCAATGCGGCGTGGAATTACTCCGTTGGCCGGTTCCGGCTGGCGACGGCGCGCGCCTCGATGAATGCTGGTCCGCGTAGCATGGCTGGCATCCCGACTGCAGGTGCGGCTGTCTACTGGGACACCGGACCTGCCGGGCACGTGGCGCTCGCTGCCGGTGACGGCACGGTGTTCTCCAACGACATCATTACTCCGGGCGTGATCTCACGCGTCCCGCAGACGATGATTAACCGCTGGGGTCCGTACGAGGGCTGGTGGTCTCCGACTGGTGCGCAGGGTACGGCTGGGTCACTGCCGGGCGGTAGCTCTGCGCTCGGCGCGGTGGCCAAGTGGGCTAAGTCCAAGATCGTCAACACGATTGCGGGCAAGCTCCCTAAGATCCCCGGTGGCGGTGCGCTTGCGGACCTGCTCAAGGGTGTGACGTCTAAGCTTGTCGGTGGGGCAGCCTCTAAGCTGTTTGGTAAGCAGTCCGGCGGGCTCAATGCTTACGCCAAGGGCACCAAGAACGCTAAGCGCGGGCTTGCGGTCGTCGGCGAGGCTGGTCCGGAGGTTGTTAACTTTAACGGCGGCGAGTCGGTTACCTCTAACAAGGACCTGACTGCGGCTGTCTCTAAGGTGTTCACGGCGAACAACAAGCAGCTCAAGTCCAACCTGTTGGCCCAGCTCAATGCACAGATCGACGGGTTCCAGGACCGGCTGAAGAAGCTGAAGAAGGGCACTCCGGCCTACAAGGCGGTGACGGCCCAGCTGGCTGACGCACAGAATAAGCTCAAGGCTGCCAACAAGATCGACACCTCTCAGGGTGTTGCGGCGGCTACGGCCAAGTTCGTAAAGCGGTACGCCTCGTCCACTAAGAAGCTGGCAACTATCGCACGGCAGCGGGCATCGGTCGCTGCGCAGATTAAGACCGCTAACGCGGCGGTCACTAAGGCGCAGACGGCAGTTACCAACGCCAAGACCGCACGTGCAGATTACGTGTCCGGGGTGAAGGACACCGTCACTAGCTACGGTGCCCTGGACACCGGGCAGGCGAGCACGTCGCTGCTGATGGCGTCGATGCGGCAGAAGGTCACCAACGCCAAGAAGTTCCTGGCCAACCTGAAGTTGCTGAAGAAGCGTGGCCTTAACGGCTCGATGCTGCAGCAGCTGATTGCGGCCGGGCCGGATGGCGGGCTGGCTGCATCTAACGAGATCCTGTCTGGGGGCGGCTCGGGTATCCGAAACCTGAACGCCATCCAGTCGCAGATCACGTCGCTTGCGTCGCAAACCGCAACATTCGGTGCGGAGGCCAACGGGGACACTGCTGCGGTCACGGCGGCCAACAAGGCGCTGAGCAATGCGAAGTCCAGGGTGTCGAAGCTGAATTCTCAGGATGCCCGGTTGGCTAAGCAGGCCAGCAGGACTAGTGCGGCGATCACGTCCTCTGCCAAGAGTCGGCTTGCTAAGTCGGTTGTTCCGGCGTCCAAGGCGGTTAAGGCGGCACAGGCCAGCCAGAAGAGCGGCGATGTCTACGCGTACATCGAAAACCCGTTCACTGGTGATGTGCTGCTGCAGAAGATGCGGACCGTTTCTAACGAGCAGATCAAGCGGACCGCTAAGGCAGCTAGGACAGCTCGCAACAAGTAAGCAAGTAGGGTGTCGTCGTCGCTTAGCTGCGGCGGCGACACCCTTCGCTATATAGCGGAGGTTTTCTGGTGCCCTTTGTAATCGAGCCTGGCACTACACCGCCGACTCTGCCACCGTCTGTCACGAGCCCTGACGGGTTGATCTCGGCGGACCTTGACGCTGTGAACGGCGGCGTGCTGCTGCGGGCCAACTTTCAAACTGACCCGGATACTCCGACGTGGCCCGCGAACCTCACTGGTGTGCGGTTCTTCCGCGAGGACGGTACCCCGATTCGGTCCGGGTCTCCGCGACCCGCTCCGGGCGGTATCGCCTACGCGTACGACCGGGAAGCACCGTGCGGCACTGTGGTGTCTTGGTACTGCGTGCCCGAGTACTCCGACGACACGGTAGCCGCTCGGTCGGACCTTGTCTCGCTGCAGACCGCCCAGCCTTCGGGCATCAAAGGCGTCTGGCTCAAGTCGATTAGCGACCCGTCGCTGCAGGCGCAGGCCACCGCCACGGCGGTACCTGAGATCACCTACAGCAGCCGGTCGAGCTTTACCGCGATTCGCGGTCTCGCACTCCCGTCCGCGTCGGTGGATACGCACTCGGCGGCCACTGGAACGTGGAGCTTCTATGTCCCTGACGCTGCCTCTAGGGCGGCGCTGCAGGCTGTGCTGGTGTCAGGTGTGGTGCTGGTGCAGACCCGCCCGGACTCCGAGGTTGACGACATGTACGTCGTGTTCGGTGACGTCACTCGGACGCGAGCCGGAAGCGTGCTGACGCCAGACCAGCTCCTGTCTGCTGATTTCACAGAAGTTGCCGCACCGCCCACCGAAGGGTCCGCCCTGTACGTGCCTGGTCATAGCTGGACTGATTTCCAGTTGCGCTCCGGTACGTGGGAGGGCGCGGTCTCGGTGTTCGGCACCTGGGATAGCGCACTGACAGGGTAGGGGGAACCTAATGCGCACTGACGTGTCACCGCGCTTCAGGGATTACATCGGTCAGGCAGTTCAGGTGGTCTCCACTGTCGAGTGGACCAACGACGGGGCCGAGTGGCATGCGGCCGACCTGGTTAGCGGGTCAGTCACCCGCAGCCTGTCCAGCTCCACCCATTGGACTACGAGCCTGACGCTGCTGGGCTGCTCCGCTGACTGGAGCAGCATTAACCCGCTCAACACACGGATACGAATCCGGCACGGGTTCCAGTATGCGCCGGGTGATATAGAGCTGCTTAACTTCGGTGTCTACCGGGTGACCAGCGCGGAGCAGGACGATAACGGCGGCCCGGTCTCAGTTGAGGGTGAGTCGTACGAGTCGTTTGTGATTCAGGCGAACTTGGAGCGCCCGACCACGTACCGTGCGGCGTCCGCAAACGAGATGCTGCGGCAGGTTGTCGGCCCGGTCCTCGGGTTTGACCCGTCGCTGATCACTTGGGACCCGCGCATCCTGGACAAGCGTGACACACCCATTCCGCCGGTCCTGCTGGAGTCGGCACGCTGGGACTTGGTAGACGGCGACTCCTCGTCTGGTGAGGGCTCGGTGTCGGTCGCTGCTGCGGTCGGCGCGCGGGTTATCGCTGATGCTGACGGAGGCCTGCTAGTTGTGCCGGTGCCTACGCTGCAGGATCCGCCTGTTGGGTCGCTGGAAGCTGGTGGCCTGCTGGTGTCGTCCTCGCGGGCGCTTACCGCTGACGGCGTCGCTAATGTGGTGATTGGTACCGGTGCGACGCTGGACGGGGTCATGGTGGGGCCGGTCATTGTCAAGGACACTGACCGAGAGTCACCTACGTACTGGGCTCGACCCATCACTGCTGGCGGGTTCGGCGAGGCCATCTACGAACTTTCGTCGTCGGTAATCACCGATGTCAACGCGCTCACAGCGGCGTGCCGGGCGGCGCTGGCGCAGCGCATCGGGTTGCGGCAGCAAGTCACCTTTGAAGGTGTGCACAATCCGCTGACTGAGCCAGGTGACGTATGGCTGGTGGCTGGCACGCGGGTGATTCTGGACTCGGTCACCTACGACCTAACTGGCGCGGACCTGCAGGCCGACACTCGGGCACAGGCCGCGCTTTCTGACGGCACTGTTTGGGATGTGCCTGACGATTCCGACGCGGGAGAAGGTGACACTAATGGCTGATACTCAACTCCCAGCCTCGGACCTTAAGACACTGCTATCGGGGTCGTCGCAGTCTCCGATGTTCGTCGCACAGGTCAGTGCGGTGAATGAGGACGGGACGGTGTCGCTAGCCTGGGGCGCTGCCCCGGTGCTAAACGTTCCGTGCTCTACCGGCTACATTGGCCGCGAGGTTGGTCAGTCTGTCCTGGTGGCGCGCGTCAATAAGCAGCTAATCGTCGTCGGTACGACAGCCCAACCTGACCCGCAAGACCAGCAGGAGCTGGCCGATCAAGCTGACCTGGACGCTACCAACACCACCCTGGATGCCCTGGTTGATTACGCGCATGCGGTGAACAGTGACGCGCAGCGGCTGGATTCGATTCGTCCGCGCATCACGTTCGGCACGGCGGCTGCGCCGAGTGGCTTCCTACAGGCTGACTCGGTGTGGTTCAAGGATCAGGGCGGCGGCCGGGTTGACTTCTACTTCAAGCGGTCATCGGATGCGGGCAGCGGATCATCTGCCCCGCCGACTTCGACCAAGCCTCCCGTCTCCAGCCCTCCCGTGTCCCGTACCCTGCAGCCCAACTCTCAGGGCTCGTGGCGGTCTTCGGGCCAAACCGATTCGCAGGTCTGGCAAGGCGACTGGACCGGTCGGGGCAACTGGCTCGGCGGCTGGTTCTACGGAACGTCCATTGCAGATGCCTGCTCTGGCAAGTCGGTCAAGTCTATGACCTTCACCATTAGCCGCACCAACAACGGCAGCGGGTGGAACCACGGCGTTCCGGCGCACCTAAAGCTGCACGGCAGGACGTCGAAGGGTAAGCCGTCGCCTACCGGCGATGGGTCGCGTGCGGTGACGTTGTCGCCGGGGCAGCTCGTTAGGTTCTCGCTGCCCGGCGGGTGGGTCTCGGCGCTTGCGTCGGGGTCGGCACGCGGGTTCATGATCAGCGGTTCGGGGCGTTCGGACTACATGTGTGCGGGCGGTGCCTCGGGCAAGCTCGTGATCACTTTCAACTAAGGAAACCACCTTGCCTGATACCAATCATTACACAGGTCTGCCGGTTCCGCTTCCTGGCGAGGCGTCGAGCGGGCCGGATGACTTCTCGCTGTTTCGTGCTGCGCTCGGCGGACACACGGTGCTCTATGCCACGACATCGGCCAACCGGGATAGCCTCTACGCCTCGGTGCCCACTGGCACACTTTGTGTCAGCACCTCATCTAAGACTATCTGGCAGAAGACGGACGCTGGATGGGACACGGTCTACTCCGACACCGGGTGGGTGTCTCTGGCCACTGCAGGCTGGACGTCGTCGGATTTCGTCGATAACGGCTCCGGGTACCGAATCAAGAACAGCATGTGCTACCTCGATATCCGGTTCACCTACAACGGCAGCGACCTGGTGCCGACCTCGACGGGACAGGTTACTAACACCAAGATCATCACACTGCCGTCGGTGTGCAACCCGGCTGGGCGTGCGAACATCCACATCCCGGAAACCTTGGAGTACGGGGTTAACAACGGGTCTGCGGTCCTCTATCAGAGCACCAATGGCATCACGATCACCACGCTTATGCCCAACAACAGCCTGATTGCTGGGACTAACTGCAACTGGAACACCTCGTACTACGTTGACTGAAAGGGGCTCACATGGCTTCACTCTATGGTCTCGGCCCCGCAGACGTCGCAACCGACCCAGCCGGTAATGTCATCGGTGGCCGCCCTGCACTCCTATATACGGCACGTGAGGGCGGCGAGCAGTACACGCAGACCTACGCTGTTGCCGCCGACGGCTCGCAGGGCGCATCCACTGGCGGTCTGGTGGCTACCGATGCACAGGGCAGGCTGGGGTTCTACGCGGACACGAATCAGGACCTTTGGGCTGACTGGGGCGACGACACTCGGTGGCGTGTCAGCCCGGCCAACTACACGGACGTAATCGCGTCCGAGGTTGCTGACCTGTCGTCGTCCCTCACCGGACAGGTGCAGGCCGCGTCCGACGCGGCGGCTTCCGCGTCAGCGGACGCAGCCGACGCGCTGGCTGTGGCCAACGGAGCGCTTAGCGCTACCTCTAAGTCGCAGGACGCGGCCTCCCTCGACCGGTACTTCCCCGAGCACTCTGGTGCGCTGGGCGATGGCACTACTGATGATAGTGCAGCGCTTGCCGACACGATCACCCGGGCGGCGGCAGGGCACGGCTCGGTGTGGCTGTCCCCTGGCAAGACTTATCTGGTGACGGCGCTTATTAACTTCCCGGCTGGCTCGCGTGTCGAGGGCGGCGGAACTATCAAGTTGAGCGGTGCCGCGCGTGCGACGGGCCTTAGGTTCACCGGACCTACGGCGATGACGGGCATTACGGTAGATTTCCAACAGGTGCCGACGTCGTACGGTCTGCAGATTCAGTCCCCCGCTGCGGGGTCTGAGATTGTGGGCTGTTCGTTCCTCAACGGGAACGGCCCGACTGTTACCGCTGTCGGTGTCAAGATCGAGGCAAAGGCGCTGATAGACCGGTGCTCATTCTCCAACATCGCTACGCCGGTGCAGGTCACGGGCGCAACGGCAGGTGTGCGGATCAGCCGCAGCACGTTCTCTGACTGGACGATGCGTGGCATTTACGTGCTCGGGTCGGCCACCGGTTCGGCGTCGGATATCAGGGTCGAGTTCAACACCCTGTACCCACCGAACCCACTCGCCGGGGATGCACAGCCGCGCCAGCCTATCTGTTTCCAAGGCAACGACTCAATGTTGTTCACCGACGTACATGTTGTCGGCAACACGGTTACGGGCACCGGCACTAGCCACGACCCGTCGGCTGCACAGCTGGCGACCAACCCGCCCACACAGTACGGCACCGCAGACCTTATCAGCCTGCACCAATGCCGAGGGTTCGAAGTGTCTAACAACATTTGCACCGACTCCGGCGATGTCGGCATCACGGTCGCGTTCCAGTGCAGCCTTGGGTCGGTGACTGGCAACGTGTGCCTGCGCAACGACTCCACCGGTATCTGCATCGGCTCGTCCAGCTCCACCTACACCCGCAACATTTCGGTGTCTGGTAACACGTGCTGCGACAACGGGCAGAACCGCGCGGCTGACGGTCCAGGGTGGGCGTCGAATGGTATCAACCTGAACACCTGCGGGCACATCACCTTGTCGGGTAACACCTGCGGAGATGACCAGTCTACCAAGACTCAGCAGTACGGCATTGCGATCTCTAACGCGGTTGGCGGCATCGCCATCGGTGTCAACGACGTCTCGCAGAACGTGATCGGACCGTACTACCTGACGGCAAACTCCGGGACCATTCAGATCCCTACGATGCAGGCGGCGGTGAGTTCATGAACAGCAAAGTGACTAGATACAGCGCGATTCTAGGTGTGCTGTACGCGCTCCCTAACCTGGTCGCGTCCTTCGCCGCTCTCCTATATCTCCAGACCGAGGGGCTGCTCGCACCCCCGTCGTTGGCGCGTGTCATCGGCGGGGCGGCGGTGGTGTGGACGTGGATCATTGTTCTCGGCATGATTGCCACCGGTGTGCTTGCGCTGTTCACGCGGCGCCCGCGCGCGATGCTCGCTGAGACTGTGCTGCGGCCAATGGTCGGCGCGTTCCTGCTCGGCTACGCGTACGGGCTGATGCACGGTGGCGGGCTGGTGACGGCGGGGTTTGTTGCGGCGGCTGGCGTGCAGCAGTTTACGCGGCTGGTGTTCCTGCGGGTTGTGGCATTGCCGCAGGCTCGGGCGGTTCGGGTGTTGCTCAAGCGGGGTGAGTTGCTGTGAGTACAACGCACATTGTCTTTGCGGTGCTCGGCTCGTCGGGGTTCACCGCAACCGCTGCGATCCTGGTGCCGATCCTCGCCCGCGCGGTCGTGGAGCGGAGGCGCAACCGAGCCGAGGAACGACGCGACAACTCGGAGGCGGGCAAGAACGACGCCGAGGCGGATAAGGCCGAAGCGGAGCTCACTGCCGTCCTTACGGGCGGCTCGATTCAGCTTGTGGAGCAGTACGTGAAGACCAATCAATCGCTCCGCGCTGAGCTTGCCGAGGTTAAGCGTGACATGGGAGAGCGCATCACGGGCCTTGAGCACCGACTAGATCAGTTGCTCGACGTGGTGCAGCAAGAGCAGCGCTTTGTTGCAGCGCACGGCCATGCCGACGCGCCGGTGCTGACCAAGCTTCATGGGTTGGCAATCTGAGGAAGGACTCACCCTATGGCGGGACTTACTGCCGCTCACATTGAGGCGCTGCGCAAGGCTGCGGGCGCTGCTGGCAACCCGATCATTCCGGCGGCTCAGATTGCCGACCTTTTCAACGAGGCAATGACCAAGTACGGCGCCGGGCAGTTCACCAACAAGAAGCGGGTAGCTGCGCTGCTGTCAGAGTGCTTGATGGAGTCGGCCTACTTCCGCACCACGGTTGAGTACGCGAGCACCGGCCCGTATCAGCCGTACCGAGGTCGGACGTTCATTCAGATTACGTGGGAGTCCAACTACGCCGAGTTTGGCGCCTGGTGTGTCAAGCAAGGGCTGTTGCCCAAGGGGCAAGCGAGCTACTTCGTCAACCACCCGGTGCAGCTGGGCACTGCTAAGTGGGCGGCGCTCGGCGGCGTCTGGTACTTCACCACTAAGAAGTGGGGCGGCAAGAATCTGTGCCAGATCGCGGACGGCGGCTCATCGCTGGCTATTGGGCGGGCGGTGAACCTCGGCAACCCGTGGAGCTCGGCCACGCCTAACGGGCAGTCGGCTCGCGATCACGCGTACAAGCTGGTCATGTCGCTGCCTGACGACATTGTGCCGGGCAAGGCGCCGAGCAAGGTGTCCAAGCCTGCCAAGGCCAAGCCTAAGGCGGCGCCGGTGGAGACTATCCACACGCTGCGCAAGGCCAAGCGGCGCATCAAGGGCTACGCGGCGCCGAGCTCGTCGAGCAAGGTCAAGCGCACCGTCCCCAAGGGTTACCACTTGGAGATGGTGCACCGCACCGTCTCTAAGGGTCGCGTTTGGGTGCAGGGCACTAAGGGCGTGTGGTGGCTGCGGTCGTCCACTGATTTCGTGGCGACGATCAAGCCCGCCAAGAAGCCTGCCAAGAAGCAGGCGCCTAAGACTGTGACCGTGCATTCCGGCGACACGCTAGGCAGCATTGCGGCGCACAACAAGACCACGGTCGCGGCGCTGGTCAAGGCCAACCACATTGCGGACCCGGACCGCATCAACGCGGGCGCCACGCTCGTCATCAAGTAAGGACACGTACATGCATGAATTTGTAACTCAGCTCCTCTCCGTCGTTGCGGTGCTTGCGCCGTACGCGGCGGGTGGTGCTGTCGTCCCTTTCCTGGTGTCCCTGATCACTGAGTCCCGCGCCTCGGTCAAGGCCAAGCAGGTGCTAATGATCGCCCTGTCTGCCGCCGTCGCGGTGGTGCTGTACCTGAATGATAACGGGTGGCAGATTCATTCCGCGTCGGATGCTCTCGCTGCGGTCATCATGGTTGTGACGTCGGCGCAGTCGGCCTACCATGGCCTGTGGAAGCGGTCCGGGTTGACCGATGCAGTATCTAAGCTGACCGACCGCACCACGGCTACCGCCAAGGACGTGCTGTCTCCGGCGGTTATCCCTGCCGGTGTCGTACCGGCTCTGCCCGAGGACAACGGCGGTGTTGACGCTGACGAGGCGGTGCCTGCGGTAGCCCCGCGCCGTGCCGCGTTGCCAGTTCCGGTCGCGCCCGCACCCGAGCCTGTCGTTGCTCCAGTTGCTCCGGCTGCTCCGTCTGCGGAGGTCTCCGAGGCGGCTGTGACGGTGGCTGCCAAGCGGCTGCCTGATGGCCCGTACTTCGGCTGATAGGGGGACGTGGTCATGGCTCTACCGGCTAATGTCAACTTTGGCACCGTCACCGGCCTATTCATAGACGGGGCAGGCGCTCCGCTTGTGGGCTCGGTTACGTTCACCCCGTCCGCCGCAAAGCTGCTCGATATCGGCGCTCAGCCTCCGGCTTCGGTGTTCCCGAGACCTGTCTCGGTGCAGCTGGTTGATGGGGCGTTCTCGCAGCAGCTGATCGCCACCGATGACCCGGACCTAAATCCTGTCGGCTGGAGCTGGAAGGTGTCCTTTTCGCTGTCCGGTGTCAATGCTGCAGGGTTCAACATCGAGGTACCGGCGGATGAGACTGTTGACCTGACCCTGGTGTCGCCTGTCGGCGCGTCGGGCGGGCAGCTGATTATCCGTGGTCCCGGAGTGCCGGACACGGACGGGGTCGCGGATGGATGGGTTGTCACCGTAGAGGACGGGGTGCCGGTGTGGGCCGCGCCTTCGGGTGGGTCGGGCGGTACCGGCGCTGATGGTGCGGATGGTAAGTCTGCGTATCAGCTAGCCGTCGATAACGGGTTCTCCGGCACGGTGACCCAGTGGCTAGCCTCCCTGGTCGGACCCAAGGGTGACCAAGGCGAGCAGGGACCTAAGGGTGACCAAGGCGAGCAGGGACCTAAGGGCGACCAAGGCGAGCAGGGTCCGCAGGGTGTTCCTGGCGCGGATGCTGCTATAGCTATTCTGCAGATCACGGCTGCAGACTATGCGGCGTTGGAGACCAAGGACCCGACCACACTGTACGTGGTGATCGGCTAGTGTCTACTCAGCTGGCGTACGGCTTCGACGGGGCTATCTCGGGGCTGGTCCGTGACCAGTCCGGATACCTGGCCGACCTTACGGTGACCGGCGGCACAGCTGCGCAGGGACACGGCGACAGCGGCCTGTCCGGCGGGATGAACTGCTCCAGCGGTGGCGGCGTGGGCCAGCTTCCGCAGTACATGTTCCAGAACAACACCGGGTTTGCGGACCGGTCCGGGTCGTTCATGATGTGGGCCAAGGCCACTGGCTCGGGCAGCAGTGAGCAGGTGCTGTTCCACGTCAGGTCTACGGCACAGGGTGCGTTCGGGAACACAGACGATGTGGTCCTGTGGGCGTCCCGAGGCGACTCGCAGATGGCGCTGCAGTGGCAGGGCACTGTGGCTATCCCGTTCAACCTGTTCGACGGCGCATGGCACTTTGTGTCGGTGCAGACCGGAGGCGACCTGTCGTCTGGTGGCCTGGTGGTCAAGGTAGACGACACGGTGGTTTACTCGGACACCAAGGGAGCTAACTCGGGCACGATCACAAGTGGCGCGTTTGCCCTCGGGCAGGCCACGGATGGAACTCGGGCGTTCTCCGGTGTTATTGACGATTTCCGGGCGCTTAACGACCCTATTGACTCGGCTGGTCTCGGTACCTCTAACGCCGAGTTTATGGCGACGCCGGTCCGGTCCCTGCTTGAGGTCGAGTACGGATTTGATGAGGGCACAGGGTCGGTAGCGCACGACACGTCGGGGCGCGGCAACGACCTGCTGCTTACATCCCAGGGATGGGTGACCGGTAAGCACGGCTCGGCCCTGGATATTTCTGGTGAGGCTGCCAACTCGCCAGACGGCAGTGTCACGATATCCCCGCCTGACTCACCACGGTGGACGCTCATGTGTTGGTTCCGGGCAGATACGGCAGCAGCTCCGGCTACTGGCACGGTGTACTCGCTGGCACAGGTGGCAGGCACGGACGGAAGCCTTAGGTGTGAGCTGCTGCTGCACGCCGAGGATGGCTATTGGGGTGTGTACCCGCGCGTGTATGACTCGGCAGGAGCGCAATGGTACGCAACGTCGTATCACAACTCAATGCCGCAGGATGGTGCATGGCATCATCTTGCGGTGACCGTGTTTCCGACGGGTGCCAGGACGTACGTAGATGGTGCCCCGCTTGATCCTGACATGAACAACGCTCCACAGAACGCCCACGATGGGTGGAGTGTGATCGGCGTCGGCGGGCTTAGGTTCGCCTCCCCGCCCAGCGCGCAGGTTGATGACTTGCGGCTGGTGTCCAATTACCTATACCCAGACGCCATTTCTCGGCAGATGGCGGCTGAGTCCACCGCTCCGCCGTCGTCGGTAAATGACACGTTCAAGGACGGAGCGCAGCCGTCTGGCTTCTTCCTTGGGTCTACGCCTGTCTCCAGACTGTACCTTGGTGGGTCGCTGGTGTTCGGCTGACCACAAAGCAAAATGGCCCCGTACCGGATCTCCCGGTGCGGGGCCTTTCGGCGTTGCTGGGCTACTTGAGCCCCCACGGCTTCCACATGCTCCGGCGCTCCTTGGGGGTGTTGTTGCGCAGGGCGAGGTAGATGACGACGGGCAGGATGCCAATCACCGTGCAGCAGAGGAGGACCAGTACAACCTTTCCTCCGACGCGCAGCAGCGCGAGCGGTGCACCAATGAACGGCACGTACATGGTGTACTGGACGCACCACAACATCACGAGGCCGAACCACTTGAGAACGGACAGGGTGATTGAGATGGCCTTGGTGGCGTTGGCGCGGGTGGCGATGGTGTT